ATCGAGAGAAAGCGCTGAAGATCTGGTTAAAAAGTGGGCGACAGAAGAAATTGAGCGAGATTGCAGCAGAGCTTGGTCTCAATCCTTCGATGGTTCGCAGATGGAAAAGCGTTGATAAATGGGATGAAATACCGATAACAGGTAGACCGCGAGGAGCCAAGAGAGGCAATCAGAATGCTAAGGGGAATAAAGGTGGCAAAGGTGGTCCTGAAGGAAATCAGAAAGCATTGAAGCATGGGTTCTTCAGTAAGTTCATGCCTCAAGACCCCGAATTCATGGAGATACGTGAGATCGTTGAAACTATGAGTCCAGCAGATATGATATGGGAAAACATTCTGACGCTGTATCAACAACTGATTTGGGGCCGCAGAATAACCTTTGTGCAGAACAAGAAAGATGAAACCAAGGTTCTCAAAAAGAAGAAGCCGGGAATGTTCGGAACAGAGCAAGAATGGGAATATCAACATGCCTGGGATAAATACAACAGTGCAATGAAAGCTCAGGCTACTGTGATGAGAGAATTGAGATCAGCCATTAAGCAGTTTGTAGCGATTGTTCCTGAGAAGGATGAACGAAGAATAAAGCTGGATAAAATGAAGACGGAAATTGAAAAGACGCGGCTAGAAATCGAAAAGCTTAAGAACGGCGGGGGGGATTCTGAGGATGATCTGATTGAAGACTGGGTATCGGCAGTTACAAGTGAGGAAGAGGCATAAGAAAAAATCCGTATTTATATGATGTCTGGAAGAGGTTAAGAATCTTACGATTTACAGGGGGCTGGGAATGAGGGGAAAAAGTTACGATGGGTGAAGTGAAGAGCGACATATATCCTTGCAAATACCTTAGAAATTGAGGTATTAATAAACTAATGTAACCGAAAGGGTGTATGAGATATGATTGATTTATTTACACCAGCTATAAGTGAGCGTAAACTCCATCATAACTTCAAAATATTGGCCAATGATATAGAGGCAAGGAAAGTCTTTGAAAATTGGTCAACAGGATTTGTTGATAGAGACAATAAATTTGCTAAGCAGTTCCAAGAAACATTCAATTCAAGTTTTTGGGAAGTCTACCTGCACGCTGTGTTTGGCGCTTTAGGATTTTCAACCGATTACTCTTTTGATGCTCCAGATTATTATTTAAAGAAAAGGAATACTTCATTACTAGTTGAAGCTGTAACTACAAGAAATCCAGAAAACGGAACTCCTGAACATGATCGCCTTGATGCATTGAATCGTTTTCTAAATGAATCCAAAAACCAAGCTGGTAGGGATAAGATGCACAGCGAAGTCATAGCATTGGCTTCAGAAAGAATTGTGAACAGCATAGTTCATAAAGCGAATTATTTTAAAGAGAAGTATTCTCAGCGAGAGCATGTAAAGGGAAAGCCCTTTATAATTGCTGTTGGAAGTTATGAACAGCCATTATTTTACTTTCAAGCACAAGGTGCAATAAATAGGGTTCTATATGGTCTTAAAAAAGCTGAATATAGGGGTGATGATCCTTATTTTGAGTACACTAGCAATATTAAAAAAGCAAGCAATGGAGTAGAGATACCTGTTGGTTTATTCAATAATGAAAAATATTCCAATATAAGTGCAGTGTTATTTAGTTCGGTTGCTACCTTTGGGAAACTTAGAGCCTTACAAGAAAAGAAAGTGAAGGGGATTTTCATAGAATCTTCTCGTTACAATGAGTTTGGTAAAAAGGCAAATGTTCAGTTGCTGCCTCACAAAGAATATCAGGAAAGTCTAATTGATGGCTTATCATTGTATCTGAATCCATTTGCATCAAACCCAGTAGATCCAGAATTGTTTAACTCATCAGATATAGCTATCAACTATAATTCAGATGATAATAAAGTTAAACATGGATTTTTATATACTAGAACTGTATTAAATCTCAGTAATTTAGCTGGATTATAATCGGACTTTTACCTTGCCCGTACTATTGGCTTTCGCATGACATATTTGTACTGTGGAATTCAGACGAAAGCGATATGTGTGACTTAACTTCATAAAAAATAAAGCCACTGGACGTTCTCGGCGGCTTTATTAAGTTAACCTTTAGGGGATATGTATCTTTACTATAACTATCTTTACTTTGGATCTTTCCATCTTTACCATGAATGATTAATTCAGAGCCTTGGTTCTTAGCAATTGTTCTTGCTGCATCTACGGCTTCTTTTTTGGTGCCAGTAATCTTAGTAGCCTTGCTATTTCCTTCACCTTTTATAGCCCAACCATCGCCGTTAGGAACAACGTGTTGATTTGTCATTTGCTCTCCTCCTTTCTTGAATCTTTCTTAGATCTAAGGTTCGACACAATAGGAGGAATTATCTTCCTTAATGACGAATATTGAATTATATGGATGATAACTGAAGGAGTTTCGTATGATGTTAAAAATAGCTAGCATGAATAATAAGGAGTGGAAAATAGTAAACGTAATTGTGATTCTTACCTTAATTAGTAGAGTCAAATACATAAAAAAAATGGGCAACTTAATTCAGGAGGAATGAATGTCTATTCTACAACTTCCCATATTTATGAAGGCGATGTTTTTGGCATTTTGGGCATTTTGCTTTTTAGGAGCTTCCGCTTTTATAAAAACGAAAAATCTTTCAGCGATTTGGCTTTTCGTTGCTATTCTTTTTGGACCATTAAGTTTTATTATAATAGGAGCATTAAAAACGAAAGAGGATTTGAGTTTGGATGAAAAAACTGAATTATCATTATATAAAATGTATTACAGAAGCTTCTTTTTGAATAAACAAAATTATTCTTCTGTTATAAATTTTTTTATAGGAAGAATGAAGAAAGATAAAAATTTCAAAATAAAACATGCTAAGTCTATACTTAAAGTTTTGACTGAAGATAAGAAAAATACAGCATGGACAAGTATTTCGTTTTCAGTTGTCATTTCATTTGTAATCTCTTTTTCAAATAATCTTCTCAATAGAGTTGATAGTTCGCAGAGAGAAGATTTTAAGAACTCATTAGAAAAAGGTATTATTAGTACTAACGATATTTCATACACGATTTTTGGGAAATATATTGAAATGGATTTTAATTTGTATATGCAGCAAACTATCTTTACCCTTATTTATTGTTTATTTATTTTTATTGGAATAGCGGGTTTAAAGCAAAAAGCTTCGTATCAAAGACTGCTTCTATTACAAGAAGCTGCAGTTCTATTTGAAGAATCGAAAAAATAGTGGTGTTAAATGTAAGGTTAAATATAAAATGATTGCTGAAGTAAATCAGAAAGTGCCTTTATTAGGCGCTTTTTTTTGCGCAATATAGTTATGATTGAGATATAGTTTAATACAGGAGATGAAATTATGAAGAAGCCTGAGAGTCTGACAAAGCGAATGGCAGTCTTCAAGCAAAGAATTCCGATATACCGGAAAAGCCCAAAAACATTTTTCAAAGAGATACTTAACTTTACTCCAGATCAATGGCAAGAAGAGGTATCAAATGACATTGCGAACAATCGGTTTGTAAGTGTCAGATCGGGCCAAGGAGTAGGAAAGACAGCACTTGAAGCAGCTATAGCTTTATGGTTCCTTTGTTGCTTCCCATATCCACGAGTGGTATGTACAGCACCAACGAGGCAGCAACTAAATGATGTTCTATGGGCTGAAATCAGTAAGTGGCAATCAAAGAGTCCGATTCTAAAGCGAATCCTCAAATGGACCAAAACTAAAGTGTACATGAAGAACCACGAGGAACGATGGTTTGCCACTGCTAGAACAGCGACCAAGCCGGAGAACATGCAGGGATTCCATGAGGATTACATGCTGTTCATAGTAGATGAAGCATCTGGGGTAGATGATCGAATTATGGCAGCTATCTTCGGTACACTGTCCGGCGAATATAATAAGCTATTTATGTGTGGGAACCCAACTAAAACGAGTGGGTTCTTTTTTGATTCCCATAATAGAGATAGAGCCATCTATAAAACTCATCAAGTATCATGCTTGGACAGCCCAAGAACAAGCAAAGAAAATATTGAAATGCTCAAGCGCAAGTACGGGGAAGGCAGTGACGTTTACCGTGTGCGAGTTGAAGGTCAGTTCCCACGAGGTGAGGCTGGAACCTTCATTACGCTTGAAGCAGCAGAGCATGCAGCAAGAGAAGTACAGATCAAGGGAATAGGAACAACTTTAGTTATTGGTGTGGACGTTGCTCGTTATGGTGACGATGAAACCGCGATGTACGCAGGAATAGGGAAGAAAACAGTAGGTCAACACAGTCATTTCAAGGAAAGCACAATGGTTACTGTAGGGAACGCTATTCGATTAGCTAAAGATATGCTGCAACAGCATCCAGAGGTTGAACATGTAAAGTTCAATGTCGATGATACCGGTGTCGGCGGTGGTGTAACAGATCGTCTAATTGAAGTGATCAACGAGGAAGGATATGGTTGGGAGGTAGTGCCGGTTAACAATGGCTCATCATCGCTGGATGAGTATTGCGCTAACCTAGTCACGGAGATGTGGCAGTCTATTAGGAATGACTTGGAAACCAATCTGACCAACTTCATCAACGGAGAACCTGGAGTTATGCAACTGCCGGACGATGATACCTTAATTTCACAACTGGCTACTCGCAAATGGCGAATGACTTCAAAGGGAAAGATGATCCTTGAGAGTAAGGATGATATGAAGAAGCGCGGGCTCAAGTCTCCCGATAGAGCTGACGCCTATGTGTTGACATTCGGAGAACTTATGATCGAGGCACCAGAACACATCATGCTTCCCTCCATAGGTGGCGTGACTATGAGACGGCAATAAACATGTGATGCTTCCTAGTATTGGAAGTGTTACAATTAAGAGATCATAGCCATGGAGGACATTTCAATGAATAGAAAGAAGTTACTATATGCTTTTTTGAAAGAAATTGAGGAAGGTAATGGAGACATTTCACATTCTGATTTTGAATTAACAGAAGAGCAGTTTCACGAGATTAGCAGTCTTGCTACAAATGAAGGGCTAGTGACCTCAGTACAATGGTATGATGATCAACCCCATTTTCATCTGGCGAGAATATCGCTTAAAGGATTGGATTTTCTTCAGGAAAATAGTCTTGTTGGTAAAGCGTATAAAGGATTAAAAGAAATCACTACTTTTTTGAAGTAATATAATATTAATGTGAAGGAGAGATAAATATGAGTATCTATGACTATCTTGATAAACTTGAAGGTAAAAGCAAACGGCATATGTTATTAATTGTAACTCCAAAAGATAAATATCCGATCAACTTTCTAGAAGAAGAATATTATTTGCTTGAGAAGTCAATTCTGCAAAAACCTAAAGGTTATATGAGTTTATATGGTGATGACCCAAACGAAATTATGCAATACGTAGCTTTTAGACAATACCTAAGACCATTAATTTGCGATAAATACGATATGGTTTATAAAAAAAATGATAAAATTAAGAGGGCAAAAAAAGAAGAAATAACTAGTTTCATCGTCACAAAACATTTCTTCGATAATGTACCAAGTGGATTAAAGACAGAAGATGCTGCGATATCAGATGGTCTTAATTTGGCAAAGGATTTCATTTCTAAATTTCCGTTGAGTAGATTTGAACATGTGCTAGTGAAGGTTAGGAAAGATAGTAATGAGGCGAATGTTTTAATAGACATTTCTTTTGAAAACAAGACAGAAGATTATTATTTTGACCACGTATACATTCGCTAAATACAAAGGAGTGAAATAATGAGTTCATTAACAAAGCCGGAAGATTTTGAAGGTTGTGTAGCGATGGATGTTGAGGTTTTTGTATATTCTATTGAAGATATAAATGGTTCTCCAGTGGAAGTCGGGTTAATAACTGATTGGAGTCCGTTAAGAGATACTATATATGTCAATAACCGTCCATACGATCAAAAGGAATACGTGTTTTTAAATCAAGGAGACCTTTGAAATGTGAATTCTTGACTTAAAATAATTATTAATAGAGGAGGGAAGCAAGCATGTTAATTGGAGTGGATATATCAGAAGATGAAAAGAAACACGTCGAAGAAATAATGCTTAGATTGAAAGGAAACAAAGCAACATCTGTAGATTTAGGGTGGATTATGAATATTACGCATCAAAACGTGAGAAAGTTTACTCATTCTCAACTTGATGATGTGCTAAGGGTGGCGGAGGTTCTAATAAATGGATTGCATCCATTGAACAAAACGATCGATGATAATGAATATGTCATTAAAAAGTTATCTGGAGCGTTCAATATTAAAGAATGGTAAATCCGTAGTGGTAACGTACGGAAATCAAGTTATTATTAATCCATAGAAGTATGAATAAATACAGAAGGTCAGGAAACTTTTCCTGCCTTCTATTTTTATGTCTGGAGGGAAAATCCAATGGGAAGAGCAATGAAGCATGAATGCAAGCAAATGAAAGAGTATGGCTATCCCGTTCAGGAGATTTATTTAGACCATCCTAATGAACAGAGTTGGGAAATGGAACTCGGAGAGACACATGATCCAATGTGTACGCTGTTCATTTCGTACTGTCCTTTCTGCGGAGAAGAGCTGAATAATACCAGTCAAACCAAGAAAGAGCACGTCAAGCCTGTAATGCCAACCGTTCCGCAAATAGCTCACGATCTTGACGCAAGTCTTCACATGATCGGCGTGGAGATGACAAAGGTAAATCCCGTTCAGGAGATAATCAATAAACTCTTGACTAAGTCTAAGAATTGGGCGATTGCATTAAGTGGATCGTTAAATAAGTTCCAAGGGGGTCATTAGCGATGATGTTTGAATTTAAGTTATTGGATGGAACGCTCATTTATGCAGATAACGAAGTGTATAACAAATTGAAAATTAACCTTGCGAATAATAGTTTTACCACCACATCTTTACTTAGTGTGGTATGCGTTAAATCAAAAGAGCATTATGTTTTTTCGATGAGTAACGTCATTTATGCCAAAACCATTGAAGAATTGCCCGATTCAGGATTTTCTTTCGGCTAAGATGTCATTTATCAGTAGAAGGGTGGTGAAAACTTGAAATGGTATCATAAACTGCTTTATTCGGCTGCAAATGCAATCCTACCGGCATCAGTAAAGCGTCAGATGATGGGTGTGGGTAGATCAACAGTGCCAGCGAATAACAATTCTTTGGGTATTTTCAATTGGCTCCCAAAAAAGTATCAGAGGGCGCACAACATTGACCTGACCAAACTGCAAAGTTATACAGCAGAAGAATTGTTGGAGCTCCTTATCTCCGTTCACCCAGATATTTCTCATGCGTTGTACACTTACTTGCGAATGGGAGATACAGAACTATCATTCACGGCTAAGAGAAACGGTAGTGATGATGAGGCTGGTCAACGGGAACTAGATGCAATTAAGGAAATGCTTGAAACATCATTGCCATCACCAGGCTATCAGCATGGTCGGTCATTGGATAAACTCGATACAATACAAAGAATGATGATAATGGTGCGTGGCGCGTGTGCTGGTGAAGTTGTTTTAAATGAGCGATGTAACGATGTAATTGACATAGTTCCTGTAGACCCATCGTTGATTTGGTTTCGTAGGGAACCGGATACTAATCGTCTTGTTCCGTGGCAGTACGTTAAGAATCCGCATCCAAAGTCGGGAGAAGAGTGGTTCGGGCAATACAAGAAGATTGATACACCAACATTCATCTATGAAGAGTTTGATCCGATGGTTGATGATCCATACGGACGCACACCTATACTTCCTGTGTTACAGGCTGTTTTCTTTCATCTGCAGGTGCTTCAGGACCTCAAGGCAGTCATTCACAACCAAGGTTATCCGCGATTGGACATTTCAATGCTGGAAGAAATCATGTTGAAGAATATTCCTCCGAGCATGAAGAATGATCCGAAAGCACAGCAGACTTGGCTCAAGGAACGAATGGACGAAATGTTAAACCATTTCAACTCACTTAATCCTGATGATGCTTTAGTCCACTGGGACAGCGTAAAGGTCGAATACCTCAAGGGTGGCAACTCAGGTCCAATGATTGACATTAAAAAGTTGATTGATATCATTGATACTCAAATGGCAACCGGACTCAAAACGCTGCTTACATTACTTTCTCGGCATCAAGGGTCTACAGAGTCATATAGCTCAGTAGATACACAAATATATATCAAGTCTGTAGAGTCCGCCCGGAGCGTAACTAAACGTTTCTGGAAGCGGGCTTTTTCTATGGCTGCGCGAGTACGCGGTGTACAGACGTTGGTAGAAGCAGACTACAGCCCAATTGATCTACGATCCGAAATGGAACGTGTACGCGACATGAGGGCGAAGATTAATAATTATGTATTAGCTGAGAAAGAACTGTATATCACCGCAGAGGAAGCAGCTACAGAAGCTAGATGGATTATGGGATTAAATCCAAAAATCCCAGCGGAGTTGCTTGATCCTCTCAAAAAGAAGCGTGTTTCTGATTCGAACCAACAAATTCCACCAAATGGAGGTGAGTAGCTAATATGCAACCAACGGTAGGTCGTACGGTTCACTATTTCAGTTATGGTACGCCAGGTGGTGAATACAAAAGCGAACCACGAGCGGCGATCATCACTCAGGTTCATAACGCAACTTGCGTTGATTTATGTGTGCTAAACCCAACTGGTATGTTCTTCAATCAAAGCGTTGTTCAGGGTCAAGATGGCGGTAAATGGGACTGGCCGCAAAGAGTGTAATTCTGATGCGCTAATAAGCGCGGAGGTGATCAAACATCTAATTGTTAATTACGAAAGGGAGGTGAATAAATAAAATGGCTATACCAACAACCGAACAGTTAGAAAAAATCAATGCCAAAGCACTCGTTCCCTTGACCGCCCAAGAAGCATTCACTTTTCCAGCAAAATTGATCGGCGATAGAGTGATTCCGGGAAGATTTATGAGGTTGACCCCTAACTTCCTTCGAAAGATCGCTGTTCAAGCTCAAGAAGGAGTATCTCTCCTTTTAGATCATTCATGGGCAAATCTCGGTGTTATGACAATCCCTATTGGTAGAACGTATGACAGTAAGATGCAGCAAGATGGTGATGAGTTAGCTGTTTATGCCGATCATTACATGAAAAAGGGTCAAGAGGTTGCGGGCATCTCAACAGATCAAATTGCTAACGGAATTGATGCAGGAACTATTTTTGATACTTCGATAGGGTTCTATACCACGAAGCACATATGTTCAGTATGTGGAAATAATTATTTCAGTGGAGATTGCAGTCACTTTCGAGGTAGGGAATATGAAGGGAAACTTTGTATCGTTGAACACGATGATGGCGGTTTGATGGAAAACTCATTAGTGTTTGATGGAGCTTACCCTGGTGCTGGTGTGGTTGGATTAAATCAAGCGACTGTTTCAAACAGTCCAATAAAATACGAAGCTCTATCAGAAGATATGAAATCACTTCCAAGTGATGGACGTGTCTTTTATTCATTTAGCAATAAAACCGGGTTCACTGGATTTATTACTAGACAACCCGAAGAACAAAAAAATGAACTGGTCAATACTTTGACCAAAGGAGATAACACTATGACGGATGAACAAAAGGCTGTTTTAGCGGCAGCAAATGGCGTGTTAGGACAAGTCCGATTAGCACTTGGTGTTGAAAATGATGCTGATATCCCTGCAAAAATTACGGAACTAAGCGCTCAGGCTGCTGACGGCGCGGCATACAAAGTTAAGGTAACTGAACAAGCCTGCGGAGCTGGCGTGCGTGCTCTTGGTGATGCATTTAACGTTGAAGCAATGAAGACAGCATTGTCCCATTTGCCAGTAACTGAGATCGAGAAAATCGGAGTAAGTTACGAAGCACAAGCTCAAGCTGCTCTTGGAGGCGGAGGTCGCCACACAGAAGGTGAAAAACTTGATCTTCCTGTAGGTGCACTGGGTGGTGCGGCACCGAGCAACCCACAGAATACTGAAAAGACGCCGGAGGAACAAAGAGCTCTTGCTAAAGAAGCTGCAGTAGCTGCTCTGAAAAACACTGGCAGAGGTAATCTGCTGAAGGAGGATAAGTAATATGTTAAGCACTCAGTACAACGGAGCCCCAGGGCAAAGAGAAATTGGAACGCAGGAATTTATCGAGGTACTTGCTTCTACTGATCTTCAAGCAAGACTTCCGGGCGGCGTATTATTGGCTCAGGGAAATGGAGTGATCAAGAAAGGAACAGTACTGGGTAAAGTAACAGCCACAGGCAAGTTTGTTCCATATAAAGCTTCTGCTTCTGACGGATCGCAATCTGCAATTTGCATCCTAGACAATAATCAAGACACTACACTTACGGACATCGGCGCTTCAGCGTGGATTGCAGGAATTTTTGATTCATCTAAACTGACAGGCATTGATTCAGCGGCTAAAACAGCGCTTAAGCTCTGCTACTTTGTATAAGGGGGAAAAATAACTCATGGCAAATGTACTTGATCCGTATTTCCTAACAGAAGTCGTCCAAAATATTCGAACAGATATTAATAGCTTTCGTGGCGCACAGATCCTTACTAATGGTGTCGATCTCAAGCCAGAGCTTGGACTGACAATTAAATATGATGTGACTTACGATGATACTGGTATGACTCCACCTACCGGACTCAATGATCCATCACCAGTTCATGCTGCTCCAGTTGTAAAGGAAATGGAATTTACTAACCAAGAGTGGCGTGAAAAAGCCATCATTGACCGGGAGAAGATCGCTGTTCTTCGTCAACCAGGTAACAAGCTTGAGCAAACATGGGGTGAAGAATATATGATTGATCGAATGGTCGGTCTAAACACTCGCCTCGAAACCCGATTTGAATGGATGCGCTGGCAGTCCCTAACAGGCGGTCTTTTAGTGCCGGCTACAGCGAACAAACCTGCGAGAACCATTGATTATGGTGTTCCTGCAAACAACAAACCGACAGCGGATGTACTTTGGAGTAACACTGAAACGGCAGATCCGTTAAAGAACATTGATGAGTGGCTACTTAGATTCCGCGGTAGTGGTGCTAGAGGTGTTAAGATTGTTGCTAATAAAAAAGTGGACAATCTCATGAAACAGAATAAAATTATTCGCGATCTGATCAAATTTACCTTTGGTAAAGATATCGTCACAGATGGTTCTCTTGCTGAAATTGTTAAGCAAAATCTTAATGGCCTTGAATACGAATGCTATGATGGCGGATACATCGATGATTCTGGTGTGTTCTACCCATTTATCCCTGATAATGCAATAATCATCATCGGTCAGGGCATGAATGGTTCCATCATGGACCTGGTGACCAGTCCGAACAACTATGAAGATATCTTCAATGGCCACACTGGAAAATTTGCGTTGACGAAGTTGATCCAAGGTGACCCTGACCAATGGCAAGTTATTAACGGCGCTACAGTGTTGCCTAAATTGAAATACGTCAACTGGCATATCTTCGCTACAGTAGCGTAAGGGAGGAACCAACTCATGACTATTGTAAAAGTATTAGTTGATGCTGTAGGAGAATACAATGCAGGGGACATCGCAACAGATGCCCCCGAAGGTCTTGTTGATATTGCAAAGAGACAAGTTTGTAACGCAGCAACTGGAGAACTGTTGGCAGAGATCATCGATACCAATGATGTGACTAACAATAATCCTTCCGAACGTGAATTGGAACTTCAGGTTCGACTAGAAGAATATGAGGCACGAGAAGCGGAGTTGCTCGAAAAAATTGCTTTGATTCAAACTGACGCGGAGTTCAAGGAACTGAAAGCTACTGCAAAGGAATTAAAGATTCCAGGATACACCAAAATGGATGCTGACGAGCTGAAAAAAGCTATCAACACTGCTGGCGGTGAAGAGGATGGCAAATAAGATCCTCACCACGGAAACGTATCATGAGGAAATAAGGGGGCGTCTAGGAGTCGGCGAGGATGTTGTATCCAATGCAGACATAGACGCCATTTCTGTATTACCTATTGCTGAAGCGAAAGTTATTGCAGCCGTTCCGAATTATTCCAATCTGGTTGATGATGATAGGAACTATGTATATGCAGCGGCTGTAAGTATGGTTGCTGCTATCCTAGCTCCATCTATGACAGCCAGGATAGCCAAATTCAAGAAAGATGTCGATTTCTCTATTGAGAATCAAGCAGTGGACTGGCGCGTATACGGAATTCAGTTAATTGACGATTCCTACGCACTTATTAATCTGATCTCTACAGTCACTTCTGGTACAGATTCTCCAATATTCGGTGTTACTGGTCCAACACGGTACAAGGAAAGGCGGCGCTAATAATGTTTAAGCAATTTTCGCACCGTCACACGCCTTGTACAGTGAATGGTTTGCCAGAAGCAGTAATTCTTTCACGAGGATCAAGTGGATCTTCTCAATATGGTAGGGAATCAGATTACATTGGTCGTTTTGCTCCTGAATCGACAGTTGCCCCAGGAGCATTGATAGAAACAGGAGAAACATTCCTTGTCTGTTCACAACGCCCCACGCCAGAACGCGATAAATATTGTGGGATGGTAAAGACGAACATGATTGTCAAAATTCAACGTTACAGTCAAAAGTATGATGACAACTTTAATCCTATTGGTGATCCCGAATTTCAGGACATCGAAATAGATGTGAATTCATTTGTTCGATATGTAACTGGGCAATTAAGGCAAGAAGATCCTGGTCTATTATTGACTACAACTCACGTAGTACGATTACAGAGTAGCGTTGATGTTCGCCGACCAAATGACCCTTTGCTCGTTCAAGCTGATCGTATCATCTTGAACGGGAGGCCATATCGAGTTGATGTGATTGACGATATCCAATACCCTGGTCTTTACCAGATCCAGTTATCGGAGGATATGCGTTGATTGCCGGATATGATACTTTAAGAGCTGCTAAGGATCTAGAGAACAAGCTAGCTATTGAAATTACTGGACTTACTAAACTGATTTTACTCACTGCTAAAGGTGGCATACGCTACTATCCAGCAGTACGAGATAAACTTCAAATGGAAATGTTAGTACTAGCAAACCAGATGATATCAGGAGACATTACAGCGGATTACTGGCAAGCTTGGCTTGAACAGTTTGGTAAAGGTTCTTTGATGGCCGATGTTTCCCAAAACCCCGGGCTAGTCACCTATATGAATAGTGACGCTTGGAACCGACTGAGATCGCGGAGTAGCAAGGTTGTCGTAGGACGTGGACAAGGGAACTATAAAAGCATTGATGGTACCATGCGTTTCTCTGGTGGGGGTTATGCTGGTGTGGACTTGGAGGAATTGGCTGAGCGTGGGGATGTTGATCCGAAGTTCAAACCAACGCCTCCGACATACTTTCTGCGGATCGCTATTCAATCCAATCGAAACCGAATCCTTCAGGGCATTGGGGAGGTAATAGAAAACTTCCCATATCATCGGTATTTCTTGGAGGTGAAAGATTGAGTCTACAACTGATTGACGCTATCCAGAACACACACACGGCAGATAGCGAGTTCATGGCGCTGTTAAAGCTTACTCTCTCGCCTACCCCTGAAGAAGTAGTCAAGCGCTTTACCAAGGGCGTAGAGCCCGAGATAACGGTCACGAAAGAGACTGTGCCACATTTATGCCAATACATTATGCCAGGGGGATTTGCACGTAACCACCTTGTATTCCAAGGAAAGTTCTGCCTCGACTTTTATGGTAAGACTGGTTATGAAGCGAAGCTATTATTTCAACGATCATTTGAACTTTTGCATGATAAGCGGATCGTTCAGCCTAAGTTCCACTCATTTTTGTGCGTGTTGGCTTACGATGGTGACTTTGCAACAGGGATCAGCGGGGTAAAGGGTTATAAGGGCATATACGATATCGACTATATCCGTATGAATTGAGGAGCAAGCATGGAGAAAGAAGCTGCTAAACTATTGAATAAGGCAGTGCGGAACACTGCAAAAACGATGTAGACAATCGGGCAAGCATTGAAAAATGTCTTGAAAGGATTGGTGGATTAGTTGTGATAGATAAATTGGATAAAAAAGAAGAGAGTTCTGAACTTGAA